CGGCTGCTCAAGTGGATGGTCGGCACGTTTGGCGTCGTGCTCGTCGGCCTCGTCGCGGGCCTCTACGCCGTGCTCTTTACCGTCGTCGGGCGGTTGCCGAGATGACCCCTGCCGAGGAGCTCGTCGATTGGACAAGCGAGGCGGGGCTGCGGGAAATTGAGCGGCGCATTGCCGCGCGCGAGCGGGGCGAACCCGACTCGGTCATCGCGTATGAGCGTATGGTGCGCTACGCCCTCCCGCAGTTAGTGCGCGTGGCGCGCGTAGCTCGTGGTTAGGGCTCGTCGGCCGCGCGCCGGAGCCGCTCGAGCGCATCGTCCTCGAGGGTCGCGAGCACGTCGGCCGGCAGCGCCGCGGTGATCTCGAGCGCGCCGAGCGTGACGCGGAGCTCGACGGCATCGGGCTCGGGCGCCGTCCACGGGCCACCGCGCGCCCCGCAGATGGCCAGGACGACCTCGACCGTCACCGGGAGCTCGAGGTCGACCGTGTAGGTCACGCCGGCGGGGCTTGGATGATGCCGAGGACCGTCAAGACGCGCTCGAGCGTCGCCGTGACGAACGCGGCCGAGCCGGCGACCTCGACGTCCAGGCCGTCGGAGCGTTTCACCTTGACCGAGGCGGGCGTCGCGTCGGCGGCGTCGGGGTGGCGAGTTGCGGCCATGGGCGGATCCTCCTCGGGGCGGGCCGTGTAGCATGTGGCCCGGGGCGGGCGTCAATCGCCGACGTACCGCGCCTGCTCGAGCGTGCGCACGAGCGCGCCCAAATACTCGGTCAAGATGGCGCGCCGGGCCTGGCTCGGGCGGCGGTCGTCGAGCCGGCGGAGATACGCCTGGAGGTGATTGATGGCCCAGTCGGCATGCTCGGCCTCGAGCCGTTTCGCCTCGTACCACTCGCCCGGATCACGCGCCATGTTACGCTGCGGCCCCACCACCGCGGCGCGTGCGGGCACGCGATGTCCTCACCACGTCGCCACGCGGCCCGCTCCCCGTCAGCACACGGCTGGACTCGGCACGGCAGGCTTTGCAGAGGCGCCGGCCTTTCCAGCGATAGAGATTCGAGCCCGAGAATGGATGCCCGCGGAGGCAATGTGTTTTCCGAGACTCTCGCCCGCCCCACCCATTGCCGCGCAGGATGTTCTCGCGGTGTAACACGGGCTCGAGATGGTCCGGGCGCACACACGCAGGCTGTCGGCACAAGTGATCGAGCTCGAGAGTCGCCGGCAGCGGCCCGTGAAGCTGCTCGTAAACGAGCCGATGCGCGAGCCAGTGTCGCCGACCATACCAGACCCGTCCGTAGCCCCGGAGCGTGGGCCCCTGCCACAACCAGCAGTCTGCCGTAAAGTCTACCCGTGCGAGGATACGGCGCCACCTAACCGAGTTGGTCATGCACGAGATCCTTAAAAAAGCCGGGCCCGGCCGAGCTGACCGCCGTGAGGCGTCCCCCACCTTCGATGGTCGGGCGAAGTGCAACCCAAGTTTCGAAGGCATGGTCCCAGAATGCTACTTCGTCCGCTAATACAGATGTGAAAGTGTGCTGGCGGGCCTGCTCCTCGCCCTCGCCGAGCGCCACGATCTCCGAGCCATTCGGGAAGCGGAGAAACCCGATCGAGTACTCGGTCTCGCAGGGCGGAAACGTCGCCGGTAGGTGATCGTGAATGAACTTGGCGCGCCGCACGAGCTCGGCCGACCCCTCGGTCTCCGTCTTGCCGAGCTTGCGGGCCATGAACGCGACCTTCGCATGCGGGGAAAACCGCGCGAGCCAGTAGTTGACCGCGACAAAGAGCCAGGTGACGACCATGCGCCGGGATTTGGGCACGGCCAGGAGGGGATGCTCTTGCCACCGGCGGACCAGCAGCTCGGCGTACGCATGCGCGGGGTACCGCCGCACGCGGCCGGTCACCTCGTCCCGCGTCCACACGCAGTCGCGCACAAACGCCCACGGGTCGCCCGCGGCGCCGTACGTCGCCAGCGTTTTGCGTTGCTCGAGGAGTAAGCGCGCCGCCGCGCGCATCGCGAGCGGATGGTCGGGGCCGAGGACGCGGCCCGCGCCGGCGCCCGGCTCAGGCATCGGGCACGCGCGTGCCGCCCCGGGCGCGGTCGTAGGTCGTGAGCGCCGCCCGTCCCTGCGCGGCGGCGATGCCGCGCTCGTAGGCGCTCAACGCCGTGAGGCCCTCCAGCAGCCACGCCCGGAGGTCCTCGTCCTCGAGGCACCCGTCGCGGCACGCCTCCCAGAGGTCCGTGAGCGCCTCGCCGATCGCCGACAGCTGGCCCCGCTGCGCCTCGCTCATGCACCCCGAGCACGCCGCCCGCGTCACCCGGGCGACGAGCCGCAGGCGCCCGAGTTGCACCGTCCCCATCATCCCCCGCCCTCCGGCCCCGGCAAGAGCCCCGCCACGCCCGCAAAGCGCTCGGGCCACTCGCCCCGCGCCGAGAACGCCTCCAGCTCCGCATCCGAGAGCTGCTCGAGCACATGCAGGTGGAGATGCGCCGTCCGCGCCACCTTGTCCCCGCTCGTCGTGAGCACCAGGTCGGCGGCCCGAATCGCGTCCGCATCGCGCTTGGCCCGCCCGACCCGCGTGCCGGTGGCTTTGTCCTTCCGCCCGCCCGCGAGCTCCGCCACGTGCTCCATCACCGCCGGCGCCGCCGCCTTCGCCTGCGCCGCCACCCCGAACTCGCCCCGCATGACCCGCTCGAGCTGCGCATCGCGCACCAAGGCGATGATCCGTTGCACGGCGGGATGCTTGAGGGCGTTGCGCGCCGCCTCGGTCGTCGTGTAGCCGATCGCCCGCGCAATCGCGTCGGCGTTGTAGCCGCCCAAGTACAGCATGGCGACCGACCAGAGCCGCGCCTTGGTCGAGCGCCGCAGTTCCTCGAGGCTCATGGAGCTACACGCCTCGAGCCACGCCTTGGCGTTGGCGAGCCGCTCGGCCCGCGTCCGCTTCCACGACGCCTGCATGGCGGCGACCCGCTCGGCCAAGACCTCGGGCGGCGCCCCGAGATGCGCTTGCGTCCCCGGCCCCGTCCGCCCGCCGCTCATGCGACCCGCTCCCAGCGGAGCTTCTCTTGCCAGGGCTCGTAGTCGACCCGGGGCCGCGCGGGCCGCGACCACGACGCCCGCGGCACGGTCCCCGCCACCACGAACCCCGCCGCCCGCAGGCTCGCGCCCGACTCGTCCGGCCGCGTGTAGGTGACGACCTGGCGATACCCGAGCGCCCGCCCCAACTGCCGCGCCGCCCCGTAGAGGAAGCTGCACGCATTGCGCGTCCCGTCCGTGGCGACGCGCGTGATCTCGACCGTCGGCACGGCCCGCGCCTGCAGGCCCGCCGCCACCGGCCGCCCGACAATCGCCACCCCGACGATGCGCGCGCCCAGCGTCGCCGCGATCGCGGCCTTCGCGCCGCGCACCGGGCGGCTGTGGCGGTGCCAGCGCTCGACGAACGCCTGCGCCTGCCGCAGCGTGATCGGCGCCAGCGCCAGCCGCTCGCTCATGCGCCCGCCCCGATAGCATACCGCCCCCCGCCCGCCTAGCCACCCGGCCCCGTCCGCAGGGTGGTGCCTGCGAGATGGGCACCGCCGGTCGGCCGTCGCCCCGGCCGTGCCCGGGCCCCGGCGTCGGGGACGGCTCGCGCTCGCGCGCTCCCGGCCCGGCCAGGCGCGGGTTGCCGCATCCTGGCCAGCCAGCGAGCTAGCAGGCCAGCCAGCAGGCTAGCCTGACAGTGGGGCTGCTGACCCCCCGCCAGGGGGGTGCGAGCGAGCGGAGCGAGCGGCTGGTCCGATCCCGGGCCCCCACCGCGGCGCGGATTGGGTAGCAAGGTGCGGATCTGGCGTGCTATCACCGGGGGCGGGGTGGGGCCAGCACGGCCCGCGCGCGTCCGCGCGAGGGGAATCCCCCCCTGACCCCCCCCTTACGGGCTGGGGTCGGCGGTGCCTGACGGACGGCCGCCGGGTTGGCGCGAGCCGCTCCCGGGAGCTGCCAGGCTCCCTGCCGGCCGCGGGGCGGGCAGGGACCAGACGGGCGGGTCCACTCCCCACCGCCACAGGCTCCTCGAGGCGTCGGATGTGGTCGGCCCGGCGCTCTTAGCCCATCGCCCTACCGCGGTTCGTTACGCGGGATGCAGGGCGGTATTCTCCCGGCCGGGCGACATGTCAAGACCCGCGGCCGGGGAGGGTCAGCGTCATCCAGCGGGGCAGCGCGGGGCAGAGGGCGCTGGGGGAATGGGTGCGGTGGCGGTCCCGGCAGAGGCAGCGGCGGTGCATGCTGCGGTAGAAGGTGGGATCATCGGCGCGTGAGGCATAGCGCCGCGGGGGGGCGTGGTCGCTGGCGGTGTCCTCGAGGGGGATGCCGAGACGGCCGCGGTCGCGGGCGCGTAGCGCTTCATGGCTCCGTCTGCCCATGGGCCCGGGCTTGTAGCCGACGCGGGGCCCGGTGCCAATCCCGTGTGGCACGGGACTTGACGGGCCGGGGGGTGGAATGGCACACGCCCCGCCCCGTCGAGACGCATGGCGAGGCCCCCCGAGCCGGTCGATCACGATTGCACCGCCCCCGGTGTGTCCCTCGGGGTCGGCCGGCTCTCCCCCCCCGCGCGGCTGCTCACCCGGGTGCTCGGGCTGCTCGAGCGGCTCGATGCCCGGGAGGTGACGGCGGCGGAGCTGCCCGGCGCCGTGGCCCTGGCCGAGGCCGTCCTCGCCGAGGTGGCGACCTTGCGGACGCGGCTCGCGCGCCGGCTGGCCCCCGAGGTCTGGCCGGTGCCACCGGTGGGGCGCCCATGAGCGCGCCGGGTGGGCCGGGGCCGGCGCCCGGCGGTCCGCCGCTGCCGGGGTGGCTCGGGCCGATCGTCACCGTGACGACGCAGGTCGGCGTGCCGACCGTCTTTGCGGGCGTGCTCCTCTGGTTCGTCCTCTTGAAGGTCGGCGGCGCCATGGAGGCGATGCAGAAGGGCGAGGAGGACCGCACGCGCGTCATGGCCGCCATGCAGGACACGCTGATTGCGGCGCTCGACCGGCTCGGGGCGCGCTTCGAGAAGGCGGTGGACGAGAATATCCGCGTCAACCGCGAGCTGGCGAGCCATTACGCGTCGCCGCCGGCGCCGAGCCGATGACCGCGCCCGGTGCGGCGCCGCCGGGGGGCCCGCCGCTCCCCGGATGGCTCGGCCCGCTGGTCGCGATCGTCACGCAAGTGGGCGTGCCGACCGTGGTGGCGGGCGTGTTGCTCTATTTCGTGCTCTTTCGGATCGACACGTCGATGAAATACATCCAGCAGCAAGAAGATGCGCGGACGCAGTTGGTCATGCAGATGCAACAGCAGCTGGTTGAGACCTTGGATCAGCAAACCGACCGCTTCGAATCCGCGATCGAGAAGAATATCGCGGCCATCGACCGCAATGTGGCCATCAACAAGGACCAGACGGACCGGCTCGAGCGCGCGCTCGGCCTCCATCGAGGCTCGCCATGATTCAGCGCAAATATTTTTTCGATAGCGTCCGCGGCTCGTTGTTTGCGGGCTCGTTGGCGCAATCGCAGGTCGATGGGTTGACCGCGCTCTTGGATTACGCCGAGGCGCACGGGGTCGACGACCGTCACCTGGCCTACGTGCTCGCGACCGCGTATCACGAGACGGCGCAGACCATGCAACCGATTGCCGAGTACGGGAAAGGGAAGGGCAAACCCTACGGCGTGCCCGATCCGCAGACGGGACAGACATATTACGGCCGCGGCTACG